GCGTGTTTACTGATAGCGCTATTAAAACCGGCCCCTTTTCCTTTGAACAATGTCCTCTGGGGGAGTACGTATTTGCTACCGATTGGCGTGGAAGAACTAATCGGTTCCACAGAATAATCTTTAAAAGTCCTTTGAATATCATAAAGGAGTTTGAAAAGGACAAAGTACCACAATGGATAAAGGATATAGTAATTCTTGGACAAGCTACTCAGGTAAAGAACTTTGTTCCAATGCTGGAGTCAATCGTAGAAGAGGATTACAAAGGTAAGCCTTTTACTCGTACGCTATGGATTGTAGGTTCACAGGGCGCGTCTATAACTGATCCAACTCTGAAAAGCTTCGCTGAGACTTTGAAGACTAAGGGTCAGAGTCCTGAGATGCCTATGTTTAAATCCGGATATCATGAGTTTCCTGTATCGATAGGAACTTGGGAGAATCTTGGATCGGATGCGTATGGCGTTGGCCCCGGTATCAAGGCTATAAAAGAGATAAAGCGCTTGCAGGATATGGAGAAAGCTGTTCGTCTGGCATCCCATAAAGATGTTGACCCTCCGACTGCTGCTCCTGCGTACATGCGTGGAACTCTTAATACTCACCCCGGAGGCGAAAACTGGGTAAGAACCCATCAGGATAGGATTACATCTATCTATGATCGCGGTTTTAACTATGATGGGATAAGTAAGGTTATAGAGCGTGTTGAGATGGGCATAAAGCTCAAGTTCTACAATGACGTGTTTTTAACAACCGCTCGTGATCCGAACGCTACACCGATGAAAGCTGCGGAGGTACATGTAAAAGACGGTGAGCGAATGCTCCGTCTCGGTGCAGCAATAGAGAAAATGATACCCGAATACTTCTATCCACAGATAGAAAGATCTTTCAATATAGCTTTACGTAAGGGGTATCTACCACCAATGCCGCAGGAGTATGAAGATCTTGTAATGGAGGTTGACGGGGGGTATGACATAAAGTTTATATCTCCATTGGCACAAGCTCAAAAACTTATAGGTGTTAAGGCGGTACAAGACTTCATGATAACGGTTGGGCAAGCTTCTACAGTTCATCCAAAAGCGTTGTATAAGCTTGACATATTTAAGGCTCTTGATGAGATAGCAGACTCTGGTGGTACTCCTCCGAATATTGTTGTACCAACAGAAGAGGCGGAGGCAGCTTTTAACCGCGATATGCAAGCCAAACAGCAAATGCAGCAGAAGCAAGAACAAATGGCGGAGGCACAAGTAGGATCGCAGGTGTCTCTACAGGGAGCGCAAGAGCAAAAAGCAAGAGCGGAGGGGGGCCAAGCTCTTACTGAGTCTATACTAGCACGTAATGAGTTTGGTTTAGTGTGATGGCAAAGGACAAAAGTGCGCTAGAAGAGTACATGACTGACGATGAAGTCCGTCAGTTGCGTAAGGCTGAGGCAACAGATGAGCAGTTTATTAATGACATGAAATTGCTCTTTAAAGATAAAAAATTTGAAAGATTTTTCTTGCATTTACTATACCTTTCGGGTTATAATACTAACGGCACTGTAGATATACCTTTTAATGAGAACACGAACATTATAGCGTTTTTGGCGGGCAGGAACTCTGTAGGGGCAGAGTCTATTAACTTAGTGTCTCGGATTGATCCATATTTTTATCCAAGACTATTAATGGCAAACGCGAAGGAGAACAAGTAATGGTTGATACACCAACACCAACACCAACACCAACACCAACCCCGGCTCCAGCTGAGCCTACGCCTACCCCGGCGTTTACTCCACCTGAGCCGACACCCACGCCAGCACCGGAACCAACACCGGAACCGAGTCCAACTAACCCGTTAGTTGGGTGGCGTGATAGCTTACCGGATGACCTTAAGGGCCATGACCGTCTGAAGGGTATCGAAACTGTGGAAGGACTCGCGAAGGCTTACGCTGAAGCGAGTTTGGCTCCACAGAAAATCGAGGCCAAAGATTACGTCTTGCCACAGGGAGCACCGGAGCAACTGCGTGAAGATGCGCATAAGCTTGGTCTTACGCAAGAACAGCTTAATGGTATGATTAATCATTTTGGGCAGCATATCATTAACCGAGACAAGGCTGTTATCGACACGCTAAAAGCAGAGGGAGCTGAGTATGTAAAAAGCCTTGGAGCCACAGCAAAGTCAGAGTTGGCGGGTGCTGAGGAGGCGCTTACTTATTACGATAAGCAAGTACCCGGACTCAAGGCACTCTTAGTCCAGTCAGGCTATAACAACTCCCCTATAGTTTTGAAGTTGTTCAATACCCTCGGTAAAGAGGTAACTGAAAAAGGCTTTATAAGGGGCGATAATGTGACGCCCTCATCAAGCAAGACTCAAGCCCAGATCTTGTATGATAAGACCGAGCCGAATACTTAACAGGAGGTAATTAAATGGTCTTCAATCCGATGCAGGATGCGGAGTATCCGAATCTTATCAACGTAACGAAGAGACTCGATCCCGATGGCAAAGTAGCTGTTATCAGTGAAATGCTAACTAAGTCTGCCCCTACTCTTATGGACATCCCGGTGTTTGAGGCTAATATGCCTACCGGACATAGGACAACGATCCGCGCGGATCTGCCAACCCCTACTTGGCGTAAGCTGTACGAGGGTGTTAAGCCCACCAAATCCAACACCATTCAGGTAGATGATACCATGGGAATGTTGGAGGATTATGCTGCTGTTGATAAAGATCTTGCCATGCTCAACGGCAACACTCAAGAGTTCAGACTCTCTGAGGATACCCCGCATATCGAAGGTATGTCTCAGGAGATGGCCTCTACTCTGTGGTATGGAGACATAGTAACATCCCCGAAGAAATTTACCGGGATTATGCCGCGTTATGACTCTCTCGACATCGCCTCTTCTAAGCCGACCGCGACTACCCGCTCGGGGCAGTTGAAGCACGTTGTTAGTATGGGTGGCTCAGATAATCTGGCTTCCATGGTTCTTATCGGTTGGGGGCCGAACAGCGTTTTCGGTATCTATCCAAAAGGCTCCCAGATGGGTCTGTTGCATGAGGACATGGGGCAAAAAACCTTGCAGGATGAGAATGGTGGCTGGTTTGAGGGTTATCAATCTCATTACCAGTGGAAAATGGGTCTTGTAGTTAAAGACTGGCGGCACATCGTTCGCATCTGCAATATTGATGTAACAACTCTTGATGATGAAGCTTCGCAAAAGTTGTTGTACAAAGCAATGATCAAAGCTCTCCACACTGTCCCGGCTAATAGCGGGGTACGCTACATGTGGTATTGTCCTCCGGTGCTGGCTGCTATGCTCGACATGGCCGCAGTTGAGAAGGCGAACATCGCGCTCGGTTATAAAAACGTGTTCGGTCAGGAAATTACCAGCTTCCGTAACGTGCCGATCCGCGCCGATGAAACGATGCTCGAAGATGAGGCAGTTGTTTCTTAATATGCTGGCTAACGGTTAGATAACTAACCGTTAGTTAGAAAATCAACAGGAGGTTTAAAACATGCGTGACGCATTAGCGGAATTTGCGGATGGGTTAGCTTATGATTCTTCATCCGGAATACTTGATCTTGGCCCCGGAAGACCCGGCCCCGGTCGCGAACACCGTCTTGAGTTTATTGGTAGTTCTGACCTTGCAGGTGCCACCGGTATTCTTATTCAACACGGTGATGATTCTGGTCTTGCCGATGCTGCGGATGTAGTTGAGATTACTGATGCTGCTCTTGCTGGCGGTATTGTTGGATTTACCCTGCCATCGAACGTAAAACGTTATGTTCAAGCAAGTCTGGTCGGTACAACTACGGCTGGAACATGGTCTTTGAACTGGGTTATCGACTGCGCTCAGACCAATAATTAATATCGCTGTTTTGGGAGTTGGTTAAGCCTCTCTCTCTTTATGAGGGAGGGGCTTTTTTATTAGACAGGAGGATAAAATGGAAGGAAAGGTTAAATGCTTGTGTCTTGCACCAAGTCAAAAGCGTGTTGCTGGCGGTCGTACTAGACTCTACAATAAGGGGGATATCGAGTATTTCGCTAAATGTCCGAGAATAAATTGGAGACAGTTGACCAAAACAGAGTCGGCGCAGCATGATCTAGGTAATGAGACAAAGCTCATATTCGATGATATGACGGACTCTGAATTGTTCGATACTCCGTTTGAGGCGCATGAGCTTCGTGAGTACATGGCCGAGAGATACCCTGATGTCCAGATACATCATCAACTTGGGCTTAAGAAGATGATAGCTTTGTTTATCATCGCCCGTAACGAACGGCTTGAGCAAGAGTTCCGCGATAGTCAAGTGCCTAACACCGATCCTCTGGCCAACGAAGCAATGGGCACAGGTGGAGAGGTTAAGGTAAAAGATGGTATCAACATCGAAGTAAGTGAAGAACAGATCGCGGCAGCAGCTGAGGCGGGTGTTGAAAGCACAGACGAATCTCAGGATGTTGATATTAACCTTGACGATCTTGACATTGAGTAATAGGAGGTACGGCAATGCCTAGTTCTAGGATAGATATAGTTAACATAGCGTTATCAAATGTTGGTGCTGAGAAGTTATACTCTTTTGACGAAAAGAATACTAGAGCTAGGCTTTTGTCAATCCTTTATGATCAGGCTTGGATGATGTGTCAGTCAGATGGAAATTGGCGTTTTCTTGACAAGATAGTTGAGCTATCACAACTTAGTGTGGAAACACCGCAGAATGTATACGCTTTCGCACTCCCATCGGATTGCATAAAGCCAGTTGACCTATACCCATCTGGACAAAACTTATACTGGGAGAGGGTAGGTGATACGATATATACCGAACTCTCAGACGATGTGTGGTTAAGATACTCAATGTATCAGAGTAACTCACTAAAATATCCGCCGTACTTTGTAAACGCGTTGTCAGCATATCTAACAATGCTAATCTGTAGGCCAATAGCAGGTGAGAAGGTTGCAGTAAGAGAAGAGTATAGAAAGCAATATGAGATGGTTAGGGATATGGGCTTAGCTATTGACGCCAATGCTAGCTCTGGAAAGAGGGCATACGGGTTAACACCCCCTAAAGATTCTTTTAGTGAATGATATGGCATCTCAAAACAATATC